GTAAGAAATTGTGAGTATCTGTTTGAAAAGGCGAAAACGATAGGAGACAAGATTAAGATAAAACAGTTACAGTTGCAGTGGATGCAATATATTTCCAAGTTGGCGTTAGTAGATAAAATGGTTGAAGCCGCCACACCAGACATGCAGATTATTGTTAATGGTGGGCTTTCTGTAGAGGAGGGTAGAAATGGCAATTAATATAAACCTGTGGCACACAGTACATAAAAACGGAAAGGTAACAGAAGCTCCCCACCCAGGGCAGGAGGAGATATTAAAATCTAATGCTAGGTTTAAAGTAATAGTCTGCGGGAGGAGATTTGGCAAGACGATGCTCGCCATAATATCTCTTCTGGCAGAAGCATTAAAGAATCCTAATGGTTTATATTGGTATGTTGCCCCTACTTATAGGCAGGCAAAGAATATTGCATGGAGATTGTTAATGTCCAGGATTAGGCTTTTTCCTAAATGGTGGCAGGATAAATGTAGGATAGAACAGAATAATCTAATTATAGAACTACCTAATCACGCGGTTATAGAACTTAAAGGAGCACAAGAGCCAGATAGTCTTTTAGGAAGTGGATTAGACGGGGTTGTGTTGGATGAGTATGCGATGGATGCTTATGGAGTGGCCCCTGTTTGGAAAGAGGCTATTAGACCTGCATTGTCTGATAAACAGGGGTGGGCAATTTTTATAAGCACTCCTCGTGGATATAATCACTTCTTTGAATTATACGACTACGCGCAATCTCATAGAGATGAAGGCTGGGAGTGTTGGAAGATGCCAACAAAAGTAAACCCTTACATTACAGAGAAAGAACTTGAGGCGGCAAAAAGAGAGATTGGGGAGGACTTATATTCTCAAGAGTATGAGGCAGAATTTAAAAAGAGAAGTGGTTTGGTATACAAAGAGTTTAGTAGGGATACCCATGTAATAGACCCAATAGAGCCAAAGAATATCCCCAGCAGGTGGACGCTTGAGATTGGCATAGACTTTGGTGCGTCTCACCCGACAGCTGCTGTTTTTGTTATGTTTGACCATGTTTCAGATGCGGCCTACGTGGTAGATGAACATTATGAGAGCGAATGGACAACAGACAGGCATATTAGTGCACTTATTGCTAAAGAGGATAAGTGGACAATGCCACTAATAAGAAAGAGAGTAAAGAGGATAGGTGATAGTCAGGCTAAGCAAACAATATTAGACTATGCATCTAAAGGTTATTATATCACCCCAACACTAAAAGGTTCTGATAGTGTAGACGAAGGAATAAGTGCGGTTAGAAAGAGATTGCAAATAGACCCAATCACAAACAGACCAAAATTGTTTGTATGTAGAAATTGTGTAAATACTATAAGGGAATTTGAAAACTATTCTTGGTATGGTTACGACGATAGTGCTATTGAGGTAGATGAAATGATGAGGCTTGCTAATAAAAGAAAAGACGCTCCTAGAAAAATATTTGACGATGCAATGGACGCCCTCAGATATGTGATTCAATACCACAGCCCTGTGGGAGACCAGTATGTCGTCAAACATACTAGACGTGTAAGAAACCCGATTACGGGTTATTAACGTATTTAAATTATTATTTATATTTATATGAAAGTTCGTATAAAGAACAATCGGCTAGCCCTAGAGTGTCATATAACGAATCTGGATGAGGCTCCAGAAGACAAGCTAAGGGAAGCTACAGCAAAGTTCCAGATAGGATGGAACAAGTTTACCTCTAAAGAGGTAGAAGTAATTAACAGGGGAAGGTCTGTAATGAAGACACAAGAGACCCTGGAGCCAAAACCTAAGAAACAAATCTTAGACGAGCTTAGAAATAAATTAACAATTAAGTTTTATATTCCTAGGGAATATTGGACACAAGAACAAGCAGACGCTTTTGCAACTAATGACCTGTTAAATGAAAAGGATATTGCTAGAGAACAGGAGGTTAAGAAGGCTGCTGGGATTATGGTAGTACTTCCTCCTTACGAAGAGACTAAAGATTCCCTTAAAAGGGCAACAATGTTTGCAGATGTTACAGAGCCCCAGTGGGAATATCTAAAAGGTGTCTTTAATAAGAAGTATACGAGGATAAAGGATAGTGAAGGGAGAACTATTGGAAAGAAAGAGAGTTATGTTCATAGGTTAGTTGCCGAGGAGTATATTCCAGAAAACGAAGAGGATGAAAAGGTTCTTAAAGAGAGAGAATCAAGGAAAGATAAAAAGGAGGTTAAAGATGAAGAAGCCAAAGCTTAATGAAGTCGTGTATGAAGTAGTAGAACTAGGGGAATCATCATTCCCCAGTTCTGTAAAACTTCAGGACCTTGACAAAATATTTGAAAAATTGAAGTTCGGAGAGGTGGTTATCAAGGTAATTAATGGAGAGATTGAGTCAATTCAAGTCACTCACCACTATAAACCAGTGATTTTAGACGAAACACTTGACACTGAGGAGAAAAAAGTGTAGAATATAAGATTGAGTTAAACATATAAAAACATGAGTAAGTCAAAAGCTATTACTTTAGAGAGCTACCTAGATGGACCAGCTGAAGATTATGTAAGTAATTACAAGATTTGGTCTAATAAGTACGAGTGGAAGATTGTTGGAAAGGTAAAGAACAGAATACAACAGATGTACAATGCTAGGCAGAACTCTTGTAATCTTGTAAATTTTGATGGTTCTAGAAGTTGGGATAAGCACTGGGATTTAATGGAAAAGGATTACCTCATGTGGGCTGAATATGACGATACGGATAACTGGGAGAGTAATCTTAAATCCAGTATTTCCTATAGGACAATAGCATTCTTAGACGCAAAAGAGAGAAGGCAGGAAATAAGCTTCCTGGTCGAAGCTAGAAATGAAGAGGATGAGAAGAAGGGTAGGGCACTTGTTTATAAATACATGATAGACGATTACCTTAGAAGGAATACAGATGTAAGATATAAGTTTCTAGACACTTCTAAGAGGGCTAAAATATTTGGAACTTCCATAGCGTACATTCCGTATACGATTAGGACAAGGGAGGTAATGTTTCCAAAGGATATAGATATTAAAAGGAAGGATTTAAAGAACGGATTAATACCAGAACCCCAGTTTGAGAAGAAAGTTATAGTAGACTTTGAAGACATAGACTTTGTTCCTTGGGATATAAGGGATTTTTATATAGACCCTAACGCCCAGTATTTACATGGCACTAGTCATGCCGCAACTGATGCCGCTGGAATTTTATACGTAACCCCTGCGCAGGTAAAACTAATGTTCCAGGGAGATGCTAGTATAAAGAACCTAGATAAAATTGATAATGTTGGAAATACAGAGAGTTTCAGTAGCCCATTCTTCAGGCCTCCTAGAGATGCAGAAAAGGGTTATGGAGAGCTTATATACTATTACAATGTAGAGACAGATTCGGAGGTTATTATTTATGAAGATATACTTCTAAAAGAAGGACCCATTCCTTATATAGATAAACAAATTCCTTTTGTAGCATTTCACTTTATAAGACATCCTGGGAGTTTCTATGGAATGAGTGCTGGAGATGTAACAATTCAGTTGGCTGCTGAGGATTCTGCAATTAGAAATGCAAGATTGAACAGAATTAAGTTTGCTACTAATCCGCCTACATTTGTTGGTGCAACTATCTTTGGAGATGTTGATGACCAGTGGGATAGGATGGAACCTAATATGCTTATTAAGGTTGGTGATGTAAGTCAGGTTAGACCACTAGATTTGCCAAGTATTCCATTTGATTCGTTTAGAATAAGTGAAGAGCTAAAGGACGAAGCTATTATGAATACTGGTGTTAACCCTCAGGGAATGGTACTACCAATGTCTTCAACCCCAGCAACAAACACACTGACTATGAAGGAGAATATTTCCGACATGGTGAATATGTATGCTGACAACCTTATGTTTGGAATGACTGATTGGGGAAGATTGCTTATAAGTAGGGTTTCTCAATTTTATAGTAAGCCAAGTAAGAAGGCCTCTTTGGAGTTTGATAAGAAACAAATGAGAGAACTGAGGCTTGAGGACATGGAGCTTTATAAAGACAAGAATGGAAACTATAACACACGAGAAATAAAGGGTGCAAAGATAATTCCCCTTGAAAAGGAGATGTTTAAATGGGAAGGGGAGCCTAGGGTTTATATAAATCCAGACTTTGTATCACCTATATCTCAGGCATTTAAGATGAGAAAGGCGGAAGAGATTTTGCCACAGCTTGTACAATTAGCAGGAGAAAGAGGAGTTATGAGAAAAGATGGTATAACCCCAGTTATAGATATTAGAAAACTTACAAAGTGGTACTTAAAAGAAATGGGTATGTCTGACCAGGACCTCTTAATAGACGATGATGAGGATAAGATAGAGGAGGTAAGGCAGGCTATGAAGCAACAGGAAGAAATGCAGAAGGGTATTATAGTCCCTGGAAGGCCAGGAGAGCCAGTAGCACATAGATATACACACGCAATGGAGTTGAAGAGGGTTAATGACGCTGTATCTCAGCCTGAGTTTGCTATGATGAAAGAGACACAAGACCCACAGATATTAATGTTGGCAGATTCGGTAGAGAAATATAGAAAAGTCTTAACAGAGCATTTGAGAATAGATAACCTTTATGCAGACCAGGCTGCTGATGCTGCTATTTCAGAATCAGATGCAATAACACAGGTTAATCAACAGATGGTGGCGCAGGAACAACCAAATATTGGAATGCCAGTACAGCCACAAACACAAATGCCAGTCACTGGACAGCCCGGAATTCCAACAGTAAATGGAGAGGGAGGACTTCCTAACCCAACAGGAAGTGGTATGCCAGTTCCAAATAACCTTTCCCAGGCCGATATGACTGGACAGATTTCAAGTGGAATGGTAATGTAATTTAAATTTTTAATAAACCAGTAATGGAAAAATATACTAAAGAGGAAATAAAAGAGAATAGAAGGAAGGTTGCAGAGATGGCAAAGACCGAAGGGTGGCCATTAGTAAAAGATATGGTAAACACATTTGTGTTAGAGACAGAAAGAGAGATAATGATAGCGCCAGCAGAAGATAAAGATAAGATGTTAGCTCTTGCAAACAAGCTTAAATTTGGTACTGGTGCTCTACTTTGGTTTATACAAGAAGTAGAAAAAATAAGAGAGGGGCTTGACAATTAACATGGACCTGTAGTATAATACTATAGTAACCATAAAGGCTATTGTACTGGCCGTAAACTCGCGAGTACGGACGGTGACAATAGCCCTTATGGACAATTAAATTCTTTAACAAATTAAAATGGCAGAAGTAGAAAAGCAGGCCATGGACTCTGTTGAACAAACAGTAACTCCAGAGGCCACTACAGAGTCCTCCTCCACACTTGAGAGTGGTAACGAGGAAAATGCTAATTTATCTCAAGAAGTCGAAAACATAGACTGGAAGAAAAGGTACAGTGATAGCTCCAAGGAAGCAGCTCGTTTAAAAGAGGAGGCTGAAAGATACAAACAATTAGCTGAGGAACATCAGCAAAGGCTTTTAGCTCAAATCACTAAAACGAGGGAAACTTATGAGGAGTTTATCAATGAGCAAGGGCTCTCTCCGCAGGAAAAGGAGTACTATATGAATATCTATGATACTCAGATAGCACCTTCTAAGCTTCTTAATAAGAACAATAATAATGCGGTAACAGAGCAAACCGGCAGTACGCCAGCTCCATCCTTGGACCAGATACCTAGACAGGAAGACCCTGTTAGGCAGGCATGGATGAACAGACTGGACTTTCAAGAAAGAGAAAGATGGGAAGAACAGGCTAATGCAACTAGAGAATTCTTTAGTAGGGAGGAGAATAAAAAACTCCCTCCACTAGTACAGGAATCTATAAGAGCAACGGCGGCAATGTTAGACCAAGAGTTTGGCTACAAACCTGCTGAGGCTCTGGCAGTTGCAAGGAAGAGACTTTTAGAACCTGAATCACTCATAGACGAGGGCTATAACGAGGGAGTCCGGGACACTATGGTTGGTGGAATAAGCCGAGGAATTGCTGGTGGAAGTGCTAGGTCTGAAGAGACAATAAAGCTTCCGCCCAGAGACGAGGCATTCATCCAAGCAGAAGCCCAGAGAAAGGGACTCAAAGGAGAAGCAGTCAATGAGTTAAGAAGAAAATACGCCGAGAGATTGGCACAAAGAAATAGATAATTTAACACATTTGTATATAATGGAAATTATAAAATATGCAGATGGTGCATCTAGCAGACCATTAGAGAAGTGGCCTATCATAAACAGTGCAACCGTTTATAAAGGTGGTATTGTTAAGGTGGTCCCTGGAGGTGTTGAGAGTGCTGACGCAGTGAACGACCCTATTTATGGAATATGTATGGGGTTTGTCGCAGACGGAGGTAGCACACCTTTAGAAAATGCTCTTTCTGGTCAGTTTGACGGTACATTAGTTGATGGGGTATCATATACCGCATCTGCTGATAATGAGACCGACAAGAAGGTACAGGCTCTGGTAGAGCCTATATTGCCTAATGACACTATAAGGGCAGAGATGGATGCAACATTAGGAACCACAGCTGGTTCTAACAAAGTTGGTTACAAAGTTAGTGTATTAACCACAGACCCAAGAAAGCTTGATGAGAGCACTACTGGTGGTACCAGTACACAGTTTGTAATAACAGGACAGCCTGGAAAGGGTAATTTTGTAGATGTTAAGTTGGCTTAAACCAAATTAACGGAGCTTTAAAAGCTTAATAATTAATTTAGATTTTTAGATAGCAATGGCTATGATAACAGCAAAATATCCAGAACTAACCGCACCAGGAGTAGAGGTTTGGATTCAAGAGGAAGCAGATTCAGCAATGGTTAAAACATTGTTAAATAAGGTTTTCTCTGTTGAAACCACAAACAGACTTTACGAGGATGATTCGAGTTGGTCTGGGATTGACTATCCAGAGCTAGTAGGTGAGTCAGCATCATCTCCAGAAGATGAACTCTTGATAGGGTACACATGGAGATATGAGCTTAACACCTATAAGAGAAAGATGGCTATTTCTAGTTTACTTAACAAAGTAGACCAGTATAGTATCGCTCAGGCTGAGGAAATGTCAAGAGAGCTTGCTAGAAAAGCAGCTCAGGGTAGAGATATAAATGCCTTCTCAGTATTTAGAAAAGCATTTGACCCTACAGTGACATACGGAGACGGAATGCCACTTATATCTGTTCAGCATCCTAGAAAGGATGGTGGAGCAGCTCAGAGAAACACATTCTTGGACGGTGTTCAGGATGCTCTTTCTTATGATGCATTAAAGGATTTAGAAGATGTTATGTATGAGGTATTCTCCAACAAGGGTATTCCTCTTAACATCGGACTAGAGAGTAAGCTTATGTTAATGGTAACTCCTTATAATAGGGAGGTAGCATTACAGATAGCAGAGTGTGATAAGATTCCTGGAAGTGTAGACGAATCAGTAAACTACTTCAAAGGTAGGAATGTAGACGTGTTGGTTAACCCATATATCTCATGGAGATTTGCCTACAATAGAGGTGAAACAACTTCTACTGACAGGGTAACTTATGACAAGAGATACTTCTTAATTGACCCATCATTTGCTAAGAAGCTCTTGAAGTTTAAACAGCTTCAGAACTTTGAAGTTAAAGCATGGGAAGATGAAGATACTGACGTTATGTATGCTAAGGTAGCAGACGTATACGCATACGGTATTTCGGGCTGGTACGGAATTGTAGGTTCGCTCGGCGATGGCTTAACGTATAGCTCGTAAGCTAAGTTGTAAAATCATTGGATAGTCCAATGACAACACTCATGGCGGGGGAGTATAACTCCGCCAAACCCGAGAGACTAAGTTGACTCCACGGGTAAATGGGGGAAAACAAATTAGTTAATATTTTAGAATTAATAAAATGAGAGACAGATTTCATACAAAACAGGTTATAGACTGTGGAGGAGTTAAGGTAAATGGAGTTTCATTAGTAGCTAGCGAAGGCGGAGTTGCAGAGGCTGCACTAGCAGCAAATGCAGTTACAACAACTAAGATTAAGGACGGAAACGTTACTGCTGCTAAATTGGCAACCGATGCAGTAGAAACTGCTAAAATTAAAAATGGAAATGTTACTGCTGCTAAATTGGCAACCGATGCAGTAGAAACTGCTAAAATTAAGGACGGAAACGTTACTGCTGCTAAATTGGCAACCGATGCAGTAGAAACTGCTAAAATTAAAAATGGAAATGTTACACTGGCTAAATTATCAGCAGGAATAACCCCTTCCCACGTTGTGAAGTATGCAGGAACATTTACATGGACAGGGGGTGGTGCTTCTAAAGCAGAAACAGTAACAGGAGTAGCGGCAACAGATATTGTTGTTGCTTCTTTCTTAGTTAACCCAACACAAGCGGCCTATATAGCAAAAGTTGTTCCTACAACAAACACAATCACAGTAACCTTAAGCACAGCAAATACAAGTAATGATGCACAGATATCATACGTTGTATATAGAGCAGTAGCCTAATTTGATATAAGACAATAAAATGAGAAGAGTAATAAAACTATTTGAAGGAGAGACTGCAGACAAAGTATCTGGTGCTATAAACATACTTGGCGCTAAAAAGGTAGTTCTCTTTTGTAAGAGGGCTAACCATTCGGCTGGGAGTACGACATTTACAGCAGTGGTTGGAGTACAGGGGAATGAGGCTACATATAATAAATGGATAAGCAATGTAAGCAATACAAATGCCCAGACAGAAACAAGGGTTTCAAGTTTAGTCCTAAACACCAATAGTTGCAATTTTCTTACAATGGACCCAAAGGATACTTTTGAAACAATCAAGGTAACAGCTGATGTAACTACGGACGGTGCAAACAGTGCGTGGTTGATATTAGATTATTAAATTTATTTAAAATACAAAAATGGCATTAACGCAAGATTGGAAATCACAAGGAACAACTGCTACTACAATAGATGCAACAGACAGTATTGCATTTAGTAATGGTACATTTGGACAACCTATACAAGTAGGTTCCTATAACGATAAAACACATGTAAGAACAAGTGGTGGTACTGATAAGTCTGCTTCAAACTCTCCACACAACACAAAGTACTTGACTTCAACTACAATGAGTTTAAATGG